GTTTCCCAGTCACGATCGAATCGAGGATGAGATAGAGCGACTAGAATGGCAAGAAGACTTTCACATAACCAGAGATACAATACAGTGCAGGTCAACAGGCTCAGAGTTTATCTTTGCAGGATTGAAGGACAATGTAGACTCAATCAAGTCAATGGAGGGAATAACTAAGTGCTGGTGTGAAGAAGCACATACACTTAGTCAAAACTCTTTAGAGATTTTAGAGCCAACGATACGAAAAGAAGGATCTGAACTGTGGTTTAGCTATAACCCGAAATTTGAGACTGACCCCGTTCACAGAATGTTTGTAGTTGATGAGCCTCCTCCGGGGGCGTTTGTAGTAAAGATTAACTGGAGTGATAACCCTTGGTTTCCAGAGGTTTTAAAGACAAAGCTATCATGGGACAAAGAAAAAGACCACAACAAGTATCTGCATATATGGGAGGGGTTTTGCGTACAGTTTACAGACGAACAAATAATGAATGGCATCTGGAAGATCGATAGTGTCCCAGAACCGCCAGCAGGAACAATATTGCGATATGGTCTTGACTTTGGATTTGGTAGTGACCCATTTGCTGCCAATAGGCTGTGGATTCAAGGAAAGAAACTTTACATTGATTACGAAGCACATGGTCACGGCGTTGATATAGATGTTTTACCTGATGAAATTAAAGAGATCCCTGGTGCTGACAAATGGCCAATAGTTGCAGACTCAGCAAGGCCAGATTCAATATCATATTTGAACAAGAACGGCTTAAGAGTAGTTGGCGCAAAGAAGGGGCCGAACAGTATAGAGGATGGAATATCAAGAATCAGAGGATATGAAGTAATAATTGATCCGAGGTGCAAGTACACAATCGAGGAATTTACTAAATATTCTTACAAACGAGACAAACAGACAGACAAAATACTGCCGATAATTTTGGACGAATTTAATCACCACATAGACGAGATACGATACGCTACTGAAGGGGTTGAGGCGAAAGAATTGTATCTTGACTTCACAGATATTCATGCAGCGATTGAGCGTGATGTTGATATTCCTTTTGGTACACCGAAAATATTTGGAGTATTTCAGAACGTTATATGCAGGAGACATGGCAGGAAGGTTGAACCGTTCTTGGTTAAGGACAGCCTTGACCCTGTGATAGTCTCTACTTTTGTTTCAGCGAGTATAAACGAGTATAGGCCAGATGTTGTCATAGTTAATGAAGTAGGTATCGGGGCTGCAATAGTAGACAGGCTAAAACAACTTGGCTTTCAAGTATTCCCGATTCATTCATTTGCAAAATCAGACAGTGACAAAGTGCCAGATAAAGTTACAGAGATGTGGGGCAGGGTTAAAGAGTGGTTGCCGGGTGCGGATATTCCTGGCGAAACTCCACTGACAAGTGACCTGCTCTCACAGCAATACGATCACGATAGCAAACAAAGAATAAAGGTTGTGAAGGATAAAGAGTTACAGGAATGGCCGAGTTATGGAGATGCATTGGCTACAACGTTTGCATATCCAACACCTCCAGTTGTTAACTATTCGCAGGAATCTTTAGTGCCTGAGTGGGCAGAGGACATGTGATGATAGCAGAAAATTTAAGTGATTGGTTTGATGAGAAAAGAATTGTTTATTCATGGGAAGACTTGAGGTTTCCATTTACGCAGACAAAACAGGGTGCAACCGCAAAACCTGACTTTGACTTTACTAATCTTGGTTTGCTTTTTCCGCAGGACGATGCAACAGAGATAATATCAATAATCGCTCAGATGCCACACGATTATGTGATAGGGACAAACATTAAGCCACACATTCATTATCAACAGTCAGCTGCGGAACAGCCTGTATTTAAGATTGATTACAAGTGGTTTAACAATGGAGACGCTGTTCCTGCGACGTTTACCACAGTAGCCGGGACAGGTAACGCCTACACGTATTCTTCTGGAGACCTACACCAAATCCAAACATGGGAAGAGATCGACGGAAGTGGAATAACTGGCGTTAGCTCTATCCTACTAATAAAACTATATCGTGATGATGATGTGCTAACTGGAGATTCGTTGGCGTTTGAGTTTGACATTCACTATAAGAAATATCTCCCAGGCTCTCGATACGAATACGAGGTGTAGTTTATGTCGACAAAGAAGGTGAAGAGAAAAAAGACAACGATGCGAGACCTGTGTCTTGAAGATAACCCTCAGATGTATTCAGAGCGTGAACCGCAATATGAGTTTAGTAACGGAAGGAAATTCACTAAGCCACAGAAGACAAATAGGGCGAGTTGATATGCAGGAAACTTTAAAAGAGAAGCAAGAGAAGTTCAAAGAAGAGTTTTACGAGAACAAAATAGTGTCGTTTGTCGGACAGACCTTGCAGGGCTGCTACCCAGGGTGGAAATGGTGGGTTGAGTGTAGGTTGGCAACGGGACTTGTGTCAGTAAGATGTCTTGAGTTAGACGGTGACTACGGATTCATGATTGGTATTGAGAACGTTTTAGAGAGAACGGGACGGACAACTGTCATGAGGGCAGGTGGGGAAATATTGGAGAGGTATAACCAACATCGGGGGTTGCGACCGGAAAAGGTAGAGGTTGATCGAGATTTTACAGGTAAAGCAATCGGAGAGATACACTGATGCAACCAATTGATGAATACACGGTAGAGCCTGAAGAATATTATGCGATGCAGGAAACTGACGAAGAACCGATACAAGAAGATGGAATGAATTGGTTGTCGGTTGCCAAAGACGCATACAACAAGTCAGATGATTTCTTTTCCTCTTCACTGAGAAAACAGATCGAGAAAAACATAGACTTGTTTAACTCACGGCATCCTTCTGGTTCTAAGTATCATCAAGATTCGTATAAATATCGTTCAAAGATATTCAGACCAAAGACTCGTTCTTCAATACGGAGACATGAGGCTGCCGCTGCAACTGCTTATTTTAGCACACAGGACGTAGTGAAGTGCAAGCCAGCTAACCAGAGCGATGAAGCCGCTGTGTTCGGTGCAATGGTAGGCGAGAACCTTGTCAATGCGAGATTGGGTGATCCAGACTTTAGATGGTTTCAAACATGTATCGGTGCATATCAAGACGCAATGGTGCAGGGTGCTGTAGTTTCGAGACAGATTTGGAAATATAAGGAAAAGAAATCTACCCCAAAGATTGAGGTTGAGATAGATGGTGAAGATGTTGAGGCGGAGATGGTCGGATATGAAGAGAAGCCGATTATTGACAGGCCAGATATAGTCATCATCCCATTGGAGAATTTTAGGTTTGACCCTGCTGCTGATTGGCGAGACCCGATAGAGTCCAGCCCATATTTGATTGAACTGATGCCAATGTATCGTGCTGACGTTAAGGCTAGGATGGACAAGAGAGATCCAAAGACCGATGAACCAAAGTGGAACAAGTTAAGCGATGAAGAGTTGTCGTCATCCGATAGTACCGGGGCGATGGACTCAACCAGAAGTACAAGAACAGACGGGCGGGAAGATAAAACAGATATCAACCATGCAAATTCAGATTTTGACATTATCTGGGTACATAGGAACATTGTACGGGTAGACGATGAAGATTGGCTATACTACACATTGGGGACAACGGCTTTACTGAGTGAACCTGTCCTCCTTGAAGAAGTAAGTCCGATTGAAAGAGATTACGTGCTAGGTTGCTGCAATATTGAAACACACAAAACAATATCTGCTGCCCCCGTTGAGCTTACACTAGGTTTACAGCAGGAAACAAACGACATAGCGAACCAGAGGCTTGATAACGTTAAATTGGTAGTTAACAGAAGGTCTTTTGTTCGAAGAGGTGCTGTAGTAGATACAAGAAGTCTAACCCAAAGTGTCCCTGGTGGGGTTACACTGGTTGACGATATAGAAAATGACGTTAGATATGATGCTCCCCCAGATGTAACAAGTTCAAGTTATGCCGAGCAGGACAGGCTCAATATGGACTTTGACGAGTTGGCTGGTTCTTTTAGTAATGGGAGTGTTGCTACAAATAGGTCTTTATCTGAAACGGTCGGCGGAATGAATCTAATGAAACAAGATTCTAACTCCGTCACAGAATATCAGTTGAGGGTTTTTAGCGAGACATGGTTAAGACCGACATTGGCACAGATTTTAGGATTGGAAAAATATTACGAATCAGACGAGCAATTACTCTCAGATGCAGGAAATGGCATTGATCCAGAGGTAGCACTTGAAGCATTGCAGAAAGATATCAGAGTATCGCTTGCAGTTGGTTACGGGGCTACAGACCCTCAGAAACAGGTTGAACGATTAGCATATGGTCTTGGAACTGTAGTTAAGTTTCTCCCCCATGTTGTCCAACAAATTGACTCTCAAGAAATCGTATCTGAAATATTCGGTTCGCTTGGTTGGGGGGACGGTAAAAGATTCTTTAACTTTGAAGAGAGCGAAGATCCTAAAGTAGCTCAGTTGATGCAGGTAATACAACAGCTGCAAGGACAATTACAGGGCAAGCAAATAGAATCACAGACCAGACTGAAAATCGAGCAGTTGAAACAGCGGGGAATGACAGAGCGTGAAGATAAGAAACTTGCACTTGAACGAGAGATAGCAACACTCAAGCAACAGATTGAATATATAGACCAGCAGATCAAAGCAGAAGTGAACGATATAAAACGTGGTGAGTTGGAAATTCAGCGTGAGGCTTTTATCTTCAGTAAGCAGCAAAAAGAATTAGATTATGCAACCGCTGAACGGGATAAGATGAGCGATGTTCTTATGAGGGATAAATACAATATGGCCCCAGGATCGTGACTGGGAAAC